GCTCTTCTTTCCTTGAAAGCGGATACGTGTATGCTCCATACGTCCCACTGCAGACCACACCAACTATCTTTGGACCAGAAGACTTCGTGCCTCGCAAGGGCGTGATGACTCGTTATGCGAAGAAGATGGTACGTCCTGATATGTACGGCATTGTTGTCGTCCGCGGACTCCTCGGTGAGGAAGGCTCTAGCTAAATCTAGCTAAACAGTCTTTATACTATACATGGCCCCCCTGAGCAATCAGGGGGGCTTTTGTATTTGTGGGTAATAAATCCTTAAATTTTTTCCCCGATAAGTTTTTGAGATTTTCGTTTTTAAAGTTTTGTAGACTAATTACTGTAACTTGAAATATTCTCCTTTGGGCGAGGCCACTGCCCATAGAAAGATATTATTCCGAGGTGGCTGGGATAACATCATTGAATAGGACAAGTTATTGCAATAACATAATAAAAGGAGAAATTAAATTATGGGAAGAAGATTAGGAAGAAAGAGGTTATACGCTCTTGAAAAATTAGGACAATCCGTGACTGGTACTGTTGGTCGAGGAGCTACAGGCTCCCTGTGCAGCCATACTGTTCAACGTGATGGTCAACGAGTTATTACCGACATTGTTTTAGATATCGGAAGTTCCAAGGGGTTTTACGCGCCTGGCACGTATCGCAGGGTCATGGGACATACCGCGTCTGCCAATGGTCTTACAAACGCAAATGCAATCAAGTCGCACTTAGGGCTTATTGATGCTACTATCAATGGAATTGTTGATCTTGTGGAAGTTACAGTTGTGGAAGCTCTGACAGGTTCTCAGGACGTAGCAAACCAGAAGGTTGAACTTCAGTATCATAGCACTGGTGATAAACACTTTAGTAGTTCCGCCGGTACACACATTGCAAGTTTGGGTAACCTTAATCAACTTGGTACCTCTTCTGCAACCGAAATCGACAACGGTGTTCTTGATGGTAACTATCTGTACCTTGCTAGAGGTACTGCTACGAACGGTTCACCCGTCAACACTTCAACTGGACTTGGCAAATTGAGCGCTGGTAAAATTCTTATCAGACTTCATGGTGTCATGGTTCCAGATAGCTTGTAGGAGTAAATTATGGCTAGTGCAGGAAGATTAAAAGTGCTTAATGCTCAAAGACGCCCTGCTGCACCTGCTCCAAAGGCAAAAGCAGCCGCCCCTAAAAAGGCAGCTGCCAAGCCCGAGAAGAAGGCTCCAGCAAAAAAGGTTGTCAAAAAAGCAGAGAAAAAAGAAGAGTAATAGTAATCTAATACTATATTTGTAAACCCCCTCGCTTTTGCGGGGGGGTTTTGTTTATGAGATCACTATTTAGAGAGTAGGAGAATATATGCATGCCGACTAACTTATCACCAAGGTCACAAACAAGTGCCATAATCTTAACTTCAACGGGAAGTACGAGCCAAGTTACCGGCGCCCTCCCGATAGGGGCATATACAGCATCCGCCCAGTTTATTAGCGGCGCCGCCGCTCAAGTTGCTTATGTTTATAAGAAGCTCGGAGGCGATGTTGTTGATATTGAACTCACTCCGGACAATGTATACGCAGCATATGAAGAAGCTGTTTTAGAATACTCATATATAATCAATTTACATCAAGCCAAGAATGTGCTTTCCAATGTTTTGGGTGAAGCTACCGGGACGTTTGACCATAGAGGTGAACGTTTAGACGGTGCAGAGGACGCAAGTCTTAAATACCCAAGATACACTTTGGGTTATTCCCGCCGTGTTGGAGATGCGGCCTCCGCAGCCGGCGGTTTTGGTGGCGATATAGCACAGTACTCCGCCTCGTTCGCCCCGCAGGCTGACAAGCAAGATTACGACTTACAAGACATAATTGATACTGCCTCATCCTCGGGTACTGACGATGGCGGCACAGCCGTGGATTATAACGGAAAAGTTGATGGCAAGAGGGTTATCATCACAAAAGTTTTTTACAAGTCTCCACGCGCAATGTGGCGCTTCTATGGGTATTACGGAGGAGTTGGTGTCGTAGGCAATATGTCGACGTATGGACAGTTCTCCGATGACTCTACTTTCGAGATTATTCCAACGTGGCAGAATAAGATGCAAGCAATTATGTATGAGGACTCGATCTATACTCGAACTTCCCATTATTCGTATGAAATAATCAATAACAAATTAAGATTATTCCCAACGCCTACTTCCTGGGCAGGCTCCGGGCTCCTCGATCGAGTGTGGGTTAGGTTTTATGTAGATATGGGCGTCTATGACGATAATAACGATCCAAAATCCGCCATTAGGGGCGTTAATAACGTTAACACCCTTCCTTTCAACAACCTTCCGTTTAAGAACATTAACTCAATGGGTAAACAATGGATTAGAAAGTATGCTCTGGCACTCTGTAAAGAGATGCTTGGGCAAATCCGAGGTAAATTTACCACTATGCCGATTCCTGGCGAGAGTGTCACCTTAAACCATGCTGAACTTCTATCACAGGCGAAAGACGAACAGCAACAGCTAAGAGATAAGTTGGTCGAAATGATCAAAGAGATGGAATACCCAGCGCTTGCGAAACAAGATCAAGAAATCAGCGATGCAGCGTCAAACGTACTTAAAATTACTCCATTGCCAATTTTTGTGGGGTAGCTTTAGATGTCAAATGAATGGAAAAAACCGAAGGCTCCACCACCTCCGTTATTCTTAGGTGAGAAAGAGCGGAACCTAGTCAAACAAGTTAACGATGAACTTATTGAAAAGGTAATAGGACAACAAGTTCTCTATTATCCTATTGATATGGATAGAACGGATTTCCATGATTTATATGGTGAGGCAATTGAGAAAACATTCCTTCCCCCAATCCGTGTATACGCACTCGTTGAGTATACCGATTTTTCAACGGACTATATGGACGGCGCTGGTATCGATAAAACTTGGGAGATTAATATACATTTTCATAATAGAAGGCTGGAAGAAGATCAGGATCTCTATGTAAGAGAGGGCGACTTTGTTTTATACGGCTCTTATTATTACGAAATCGTTAAACTTTCCGAGGAGAAAAAGCTCTTTGGACAAGTTGAACATGACTTTGAATTAACTGCAAGATGCCGCAGAGCAAGAAAGGGACTATTCGATGCTACCTGATAACTTTGATTTCGCTATGATACCAGAAGGTGAGGGAGAGTTCACTTTAAAAGAAGTTGGCATGCTATCGTCTACAATCGAGGATATCGATTATGCGATTGTGTCATGGTTGAAAGAAGACTTAAACTTGTCAGCCCAAACGAACGAGGGGTATGTAAACGTACCGGTTTTATGGCAAGCTCCTGAAAGGGCTTTTCAAGTCAAGAACTCTAAAGACCTCCGTGATGACGCTGGGGCCCTAAAGCTTCCCTTGATCAGTATCGAGAGAACTAATATAGTTAAAGATCCAGCTAAGAAAGGTTCGTTCCAAGCGCACCTCTATTCGGTAGAAAAGAACGGACGTCCCGGAAGAATAGTAATAGCAAAAAGGATTGTACAAGACAAGACCAGAAACTTTGCAGCAGCTTCAGGAACAAGAACCAATGCCGGCAGCACTAAGCAGAAGTATTCTCCAAGGAGAAACACTAAAGTGGTCATACAAACTGTCTCGATTCCGATTCCAATTTATGTGGATATTGAATATAAGATTAGTATTAAGACTGAGTATCAGCAACAGATCAACCAGCTAACAACACCGTTCATCACTCGTACAGGGCAGATAAACGCATTCACTATGAAGAGAAAAGGTCATGTATACGAGGGCTTTGTCCAACAAGGCTTCAGTCAAACGAATAACGCCGCATCAATGGGCGAAGATTCAAGATTATACAGCACGGAAATCACTATTAATGTCTTGGGATATTTGGTGGGAGATGGAGACAATCCCGACACTCCAATTGCGAGAATAGATGAGAATGTTGTAGAGTATCAGTTCCCAAGTGAGTCCATAGTGCCTCCTGGTAACTTTAATTTGTGGGAAGATTAGACACTTCAGGAACTGAAAAGCGTTTTTATTAAAACTAGTGTATCCTTTCGACAAGCAAAATACTATTTAAATTATGATTGAGACATCAATCCAAAGATTATTCTAAAGAGGGGCAATAATATGTCAGTTAAAAGTTTTAAGTTTGTATCTCCCGGAGTGTTTATCAACGAGATCGACAACTCGTTCATTCCTAAGTCAGCAAATGCAATAGGGCCAGTCGTCATTGGACGTGCTACCCGTGGTCTAGCGATGACTCCCGTAAAGGTTGAGTCATATTCACAGTTTGTGGAAATGTTCGGTGATACCGTTCCCGGAAACGGCGGCGGTGACATCTACAGAGACGGTAACTACCAGTCTCCGATGTACGGAACATACGCAGCAAAAGCGTTCATGAATGCGAACGTCGCACCCCTCACTTTTGTGCGCCTGCTCGGAGAACAGAACGCTAATAAGACTTCAGGAGGTGAAAATGGCTGGAAGACTGCTGTAAACGTCGGTGGAGCGTCTTTAGCCGCTGCCGGCGGCGCCGTCGGACTGTGGGTATTCCAATCAGGCTCTGCTTTAGGCGACTCTGGTCAGCTTGGTACAGGATCACTTGCCGCCGTTTGGTACGGTGAGACCGCAGGAACCCTGCTTCTCTCAGGAACACTTGCTGGGGCTATGAAGCCAAAATCTGACATCACAAATGAAGTCAACACTGCATCCTTGGGCGCGATTATTGAAACAGATAGTAATAATCTGTTTACTGTAGTTGCTACCGGATCCGGTGGTGTGTCAGAGAAGATTACATTTGGATTTGATGATACACAAGACACTTTCATTCGCAAGGTGTTCAATACTAATCCACAGCTTACCACGACTGCCGGAACATTTTATCCAGCAGAATCATACAAGCACTACTGGCTTGGCGAGTCGTTTGAGCAAAACATGCGCACCAGATATTCTAAGAACTCTGTTATCGCTGGTGAGTCCGGAAGAAGCCTTGTTGGCACAGGGTCAACATTTGTTGGTCAGCCAGCCTTTGGAGTTATGCTGCCAATCGCACTTGAATCCGCCACTAGCACCGGGCCCCACAACATGCAAGGTGTTGCAAGCAGACCAGAGGCTAAAGCCGGCTGGTTCGTTGGTCAGCACTTAGGCACCCCAGCTAGCTTTGTCGCAACAGATCTACAGAAGCTCTTCAGACTTAAAGGTCGAGGTCACGGTGAGTGGTTGCAGAGAAATGCAAAAGTCTCCATCGAAAAGGTTCGCCAGTCTAACACAAAGTTAAACCCCTACGGAAGCTTCTCGGTTGTGTTGCGCGCCCTCAGCGATACTGATAGCAAAATTCAAGTTCTTGAACGCTTTGATGGAGTTAACCTCAACCCAGCATCTCCAGATTATATCGCCCGTCGTATCGGCGACAAGTATGCTGAGTGGGATTCAACAAATAGGATTCTTAAGACATATGGAGAATACGATAACCTGTCTAAATTCGTATATGTTGAGATGGATCAAGCAGTCGATGGCGGAGCAAGCGGTCTTGAGACACTTCTTCCCTTCGGTTACTATGGTCCTCCTAAGTTTTCTGATATTCTTTCGTGGCGTGGATTAAGCACT